TTCTAAACATCTTAGGGTATACTCCATCTCTTCATAAAAACGTTCAAAAGCTAATTTTTCTTCTTCTGTTTGTTTTTCGTATCTTTCCTTTCTACTTTGTTTATATTCTGGATAGAGATTTTTTCTATATGTACTGTTCCCCTTGTCAGAAGCTATAATTATTTTTCCACAGTTATAGCTCCTAGCAAGGGAGTGAACAGTCTTTATATAATCTTCAGAAAAATCTGATCTATTTTGGTGTTTCCACCTGAAACCTAAGTTTAAAGCATCTAAAACTAATACTCTGTCTTCACTGGGTTTTTGCAAGTTCTGAAACGTTTTCGCCATTTATAAATCTCGGTTTTTCGTTAATTAACCACTCTTCTGCTAACATTACATAGCAGTCTAAGTGCCCTACATACATATACTTCTTTGTTTTTTGAGGTTTGTCTTTTACAACAACAAAAAATTTAGATCTGTTATATTTGAAAAATAAAACAGGTTTCTTACCTACCTGTTTTGCTTGTCGGGTGGATTGTTCCCACCATCTAATAAATTCATTAGACTTATTAGTTAAAACTTTGTCGTCAAAGTGAGAATTTTTATAAAACTTCACTTCAATGCAATAATTCATTGGGGTATCTGGTATAAATATATCCCCTTTCATAAAAGGTAATGCTCCTGACATTGGGACTCTTTCAAAGGCAAGTCCTGTATGTTTTCGTAACATCTCTCGAATTTGTTTTTCTCCCATGGCTCCTTTAGCTCGGGAATCAACCATTATTAGTCTCCTTTTTACTCTAATCTACTAATATTAGATTCTTTTATAACTTCGACCTTCTCCAGTAAAGGATGGGTCCAACCGTGGGATACTATATAAGTATTGAGCCCTTCTTCTTCAAGCAGAACTTCTACTAACTTCTCACGGCCTGTTTCATCTAACACATTAATAACTTCATCTAAGAATAAAACATTTAATCTACTCTTAGAAATACTACTCATTAGTTTTCGTATTGATACTAATGTTGCAGTGTTTACTCTCGCTAGTTCTCCACTACTTAAAGCTAGAATGTCCACACTTTTACCGTTGTCTGATAAGTCTACATTGAGTTTGTCGTTTTCTACAACAAAATTTAAATTAAACCTACCATCACTTAGCTCTGCTAAGTATTCATTGGTTAAGTCTTCAAAATCTTTAACTAAGTTTTCTAACTTATAGGCTATTAGGCCATTATTAGAAAATGCTCGTTTAAGTATTTCTAAGTTTGTGTGAACTTTTTCTTGCTTAGATAAGTCTTTCTCAAGTCCTTTAAGTTGTTCTGTAAACTCTTCGGTTTGTTCGAGGATGACTTGGATTCTTGTATTGTGTTTTTGTCTTTTTGAATTTTCATCAATAACCTCCTGTAGATTACTTCTAGCACTTTTTATTTTATCCATGAGTACTTTTATATTGTCTTTTAACTCATTGGCGTCTAGTATATCTGATGGCAGAGTAAGATCTACTCTGCCATACAGATCCTCAAAATCTCTTTGCATTTTTTGTTTACTCGTAATTATCGAGTTAAGCATTTTTATCTGCTCTATTTTTTGCTCAAGATTTTTTACCTCGCTTTCCGCCTTTTGGCTTCTTTCGTGGCTTTGGTTTTTTAGGTTTTGAATTACCGTATGGTTTACCTCCTGCTGGCATGTCGGGCACTCCTTTTTTAGACTACTTAAATGAGTAATCTCCTTGGCGGATTCTTGTATAATTCGCCTATTTATTCCTAGTTCAGATTGTAAATCATCATAGGACCTAATTCCTTTCTCTTCTTCTCCTTTAAGCGTAAAATCGTTAGGAGATATATCAGCGAGTAGTTCTCTGTATGTATTATTTTCTCGAATTTTTTTATTTTTTTCGGAAATATTTTCAAAATCTAGTCGTAACGAACGTATTTTTTTCTCGTCTTCTTCCGAAATTTCTGGCAATTTTAACTCGGGAAGTATGTTGGTAGACTCTAATTTATTGTCTTCGAGCCATTTTTCAACAGTATCACACTTACTCTGAATACTTGTAATTTCATTACTGATTTCTTTGTCAATCTCTCGAAAAATATCATAATACTTACTGTATTCTTCTACTCCAAATAGATCCACTAAAAACTTTTTCCTATTAGCATCCGTAGCAGTTAAAAACTGTAAACTAGCAGTTGTATTTTGGTACACTAACTGAGAGAAGGTTTTAAAATCTAAACCTAAAATATCTTCCAGAGTTTTATATGTATTAGTTGCTGTGTGGCTAGAAATGTCTTCTTTGCCTTTAAACAGCTTTACCTTTATAGTACCTCTACTACGTCTTACTTCGATTCTATATTTTTCTTTTTCCACAGAAAAATCAAGGAATATATTATATCCCTTATTAAATTCTCGATTCTGTATGTCAGCTTTCTTGATACCTTTTGAGTTCTTATTATATAATACCTCTTCAAGTATTAGAGGTATAGAAGACTTACCGGCACCATTTTTTCCTAAAAGCTGTGTTAAAGTAGTATTCTCTAAGTCTATTGAATTATTACTACCATAACTAAAACAATTATCCCAATGCAATTTCTTTAGAGTAATCATGAAATGTACTTAATATATCCTTTACTTTATTATCTTCTAGCTCTAGAATGTAGCTTAAATATTCTACTAATTCTTCCTCTATCGTCATTTCTTTGTCTAATACTAGAGCTGTTTCTGTTTTTCTTTTAATAACTTTCTTATCCAACAGGTCAGAGTTAGCAACGTTTGATAGCTCTGCTATATCTCCTTCTATCTCATAGATTGTATGGTCAAACTCTGTTGGAACCATCTCTTTTTCGCTTGACACAGTTTTTCTTAATAACTGTGGTAAATCATCGAATTTATACCACTTCCAACTAATAGCAGCGTCCAGTTCGATAATTATAAATCCTGTATCTACTTTATTCCTGTGAAACTGAGTCGTCATAGGACTTCCAGGATACACTATATTTAATTGTGTATTTGTATGGCTATGTAAGTCCCCTGCAAATATCACAGGAAAAGGTTCAAATCTTTTTAAATCTACCTCTGGTGTAACATGAGGTGGGATAGCTCCCCTAACATGAGTAAATAACGGTTGCCTAATATTGAAATCTTTTGCATGCCATTTACCATGTAATTCACAGTAGGGGAGTATCCCGAAATGATCTTCAGTATAGTTAGAAACTATAACCTCTATTAACGGATTCACCTCCTTAGATGCTTTTTTCAATTGTGTTAGAAAAGTTTGATGTTTTTTAGTGGCTTCATGATTGCCGTCGTATATAAGGGTACGCACCCCCACGCCACTGATGAACTCAAAATATAGCTCTAACTCTGTCATGGAAGGAATCCGATCAAACAGATCCCCTCCGATGACATGAAGATCAACACTTTTTTCTAGTTTATGTATCTTTTCAAAGAACATAGTATATCGTTCACGCGCCCACTCCTCCGGCACGTTTTTCTGACCAATTTTTAAGTGCCAGTCGGCGGTAAACAATATTTTCATTAGTAAGGTAAGTCCTCTAGTTCTTCTTCTACGTCCTCAGGAACCTCTGCAGAACCTCTACTGACTCCTTCTAAGAAGTCTTTTTGAGAGTCTGGAGTAGGTCTAGGAAGAAGCTCCTCCATAGACTTTAGTCCTTCGACTAGTTTTTGTTCGTCCTTGTCTAAAGCACGAACTTTACATTTGAGAGTTTGTAACTGATACTCAACATTATAAACGTTAGGGCCAGTCTTAACTCGTTTGAATTTTACATCCCATCCAGTTTCTGGATCTGTGGGATCACCGAGGTCTTCTGCTGCAAGCATGACTTGCTCAAGAAGTTTCTTTTTAAGATTAAGAATCTTAACCTCGCCATTGTGAATACACTGAATGGCATATGCCCATCCACACTTTTTCTCGGGATGGTACTTTCGTACCCAGTCAGTTTCTGCATTATCGAAAGTCTCAGAGTCTCGATTAAATGCTAAACACTCCATGGGAATGTTTTTATTGTTCTCACCTTGTACCCAGTATACATAACGAGGAAGAATATCCCCAACTAAACGTACACTGTTATCTCCATCCACATACTGGTATTGTACCAATGAGGATTTTTGTGCAGAACCTTTTGCGTCTCCAAATTTTAACGCCATATTATTTTCTCCTTGCGTCTTCATACTTAAAGTGGATGTTTCCATCCTCTAAAGTAAGTAGTCTGTTGTTGTTAATTGCGTCTTCCTCTATACTAGTATAAAGGAAGTCTAGTGTTGTACTATCTTCATGGATATACTTAGCATAACTACGACGACTTGCTAAAGAAAAATATTGCATAATCTCAGAAGTCGTGTAGTTTTTGTATTCATAAAAGATAGGTGCAGCGTTTACTAAAAAAGAATCACCTTCATAGTTCTTGCTTATGTAACGATACAAAGGATCTTTCCTATTACTAGGAACAACCTTGAAAGTTAACCATCGCATAATTACAAAGATATCTCTTTTGTTACCTGCTGTATCTTTTACGATCTTTTTCCAATTAAATAGTACCATATATTATATCAAAGTGGGCAGGAAATGTCAAGAACTATTTTTCTATATGTTTTTGATTTCATATCCCTGCTTCATGTAGTATCCTGTACGATTATTCGCTTGCTTTCTAGCGGTATTACCTTTTAGGTTAATATCTATAATTACAGGGTCTTTCTTTCCTTCTTTAATTCTTATAACTCGGCCTATTAACTGAGTTAATAAAGGATCATTGTTTACAGGAGTACCAAGTACAAGACAACTTAATGCGTCCAAAGATACTCCCTCTGAAAATATTGATTGTGTGCCAAATAATACATTTTTATCTTTATTGATTTGTTCCATCATAGCAGGCCTTTCTTCGTGTGGAGTTTCTCCTGTAATCACAATAGCACTGTCTCCTACAAGCTTTGCACATTTTTTTAAAAATTCTACTCTATCTCCTACCACTAAAACTTTATGCCCCTTTGCTGCGTAGGTCGCTGCTATAATAGCTACTTCATGTTGATACTCTTCATTATAAGCTAGATGATTTATCTTTTTTGCCCATGGAGTTCCTCCACCATCTAAGAAACGTATACTAGAATGAATTACGTGAATCTTAGGTGGCATATAATTTTCTTTGGGAGGAAAGTAAACTGTAGGGCTAAAATAATCTCTAAACACTACATGTTTTCCGTCTTTTCTCTCAATCGTTCCTGATAGGCCAATCTTATATCGTGCACGACATTTATCAATAATTTTTCTAAACGTCGGGGAGGATACATGGTGCATCTCATCGAGTATAACTGTCCCAAATTCATTTATTATGTCGGGTACTCTCCTTGTGAGTGTTTGTACATTACCTATGACGATTGGACCTGTTAGGTCGAACTTTCCACTACCTATTATGGCAGGTTTAATTCCAAATACTTTTTCT